ACCGGAAAGACAATGCTGGCCTCCCTTCAGGGAGCGATGTCCCGTGGTATGCCGGTCGATCAAGCGATCACTTACGTGAAGAGTATGGCGCAGCAAGGTGTTGCCCCGCTTGTCGATCTGTATTCACTTCTCAAACAATTTGAAAGACTGAAGCAGCCTCCTGTTCAAACTGCACAGGGTGGGAATCTCAAAGAACAGCTTAATAATTTAGAAGCCGGTATCGTTGCTGGGCAACGAAGCATGAGTCCGTTGGGCATACCTATCGGAAGAGGACTTGGCGGATTAAACGCAGGCAGGATGCAGAACCCGCAGTTTGCTGGAGGAGGTATCGTCGCATTTGACGAAGGTGGACAGGCAAAAAGTTTTACGCCGGAGTTTTATACGATACCCCAGACCTATGAAGAATTAGCTAGAGAAAGGATGCGGAGAGCACAAGAGATTAGTACCCCCGAAGGCCGCGCTGCGTATTTAAAACGTATGGAAGAAGAGGATAAGGCTCTTGGGCTTGGGCAGTTTAGTGAATCTTTGAAATTGCGCGAGGAACGTGTTAAGCGTTTGCGTGAGCAGGCTGATCTGTCACCTGAAGAATTAGAAGCGCTTGATAGGGAAGCCTATTACGCTGATATCGCAGCGACGAAAGAGCCTGACTTCTTATCTGCGTTAAGCGCAGCAGAACCAAAAAGAGTGGAGCGTAAGCGAGCAAGTAAGAAAGAAAGTGCCGCTGCAAGAGAAAAAGCTGACCTTGAAGCCATTGCTCGTGCGGAAGCAAGTGAGGCACTCAAAGCGGGAGATATAGCTAAGTACAAAGAAGAGAAGAAAAAAGCGGAGGACCTTAGAGACAAAACTGTTGAGGAGTTCGTAGGCGAGCGGGAGAAAGAATCGGCTGCTGTGAGGGCTTCAGAACGAGCGGGAAAAAATGCTATAGCTCAAGCGCAGGCTCAAAAGGGACAAGAAGATCAGCTTTTACGAAAACTTCAAGAAATTCCGGAGTTCTTAGAAAACGGCAGTCCTAATCCTGAATTCCAACGAACAGTACGTTTGTATAACATAGCTAAAGGGCAGAGTAATTCAGCATTAATTACATTCTTTAGAACAACTTACGAGGAGGCTGAAAGAGCTTATAGAGCCGCGCAAGAAAATCACGCCGCATATGGAACTAAAGATACGGAAACCACACTAAATAATGCGAAAGCCGCTAGGGATAAGGCTTTGCAGGAATATAGATCCGCAGCTTCTAGTGCGGGGCTTCCTTCATCCGGTGCTGGTTCCGCACCTGTTGCGGGGGGCGGGGTTCCGGAACTTCCCTCACCTGATTTTGAACTTGATCAGTAGCGCTGAAACATGTCTTTACAAACCGCGACCAATTCTAAAACGGGAGAGCGCGTTGTATTGATAAATGGTCAATGGGTACCATTTACGCAATCTGCGACTAATTCCAAAACCGGACAGAAAGCGTTTTTAGTAGACGGTAGATGGGTTACAGAAGATAGCGTTTCTACACCTACGCCCGCCCCCACTACTCCCGCTCAACCCGAAACTACATCTAACCCGCTTATGGGATTGGTTGCCCGGGGTGCAGAGTTGGTTGGCTCCGGTATTGAAGCGGCTGCACGAGTAGGCGAAGAGGTTGGTGACTTTATAGCTGAGAAAGCTCCGATACTTGATACTCGGTTTGTTGTTGATGAAAAAGGCGCTCGCATAGAGAGGCCCACTCCTGAACAAATCAGAGACGAGAATCAGTTGCAGTACATGTTTGACTGGGCTGAGAGCTTCAAAAATTGGGGTCGTGAAATAAATTATGAGCCATCTACAAAGTTAGGTGATCTTGCAGACAATCCGCTAAACGCGGTGCCGTTTATCGCTGAGCGAGTTGTTACTTCAGTGCCGGATATGGCTGCAGCATACGCTCAGTTACCGGCGTATATCTTTACACGTACAAATGAAATTCTTAACGAACGTTTAGAAAACGATAACAAAACAATCGACGATGCAACGGTAGGTGACGTTGCTGCATCCGCTGCCGCTGCTGTAGTGGAAGGTACGTTAGAAAGATTTGCGACAGGTCGTATCCTACAAAAAGGTGCGGAAGCTGCGACACGCACAGGACGTATTAGTAAAGAAGCCGCATTACAGTCCGGTACGGAGGCAGTGGAAGAAGCCGCTGCATATACCGGTGCTACGGCTGGCACGGAGCGTGGGTTTGATCCTAAAGAAGCAGCGCTTGCCGCGCTTGAAGGCGCAATTGTTGGTGGTGGTCTTGGTGCCGCAGCGCAAGGCGTACGCGAAGTGGTGGGTGGAGAACCTACTAAACCTTCTGAAACTCCGCCCGTTACACCGCCAACTCCATCTGACACAGGGGTTACACCGCCAACTCCATCTGACACAGGGGTTACACCGCCGACCCCACCCGTCACGCCCACTGAACCGCAATCTGCGGAAGACTTACTTAACGCTCCCCCCAAAGTTTTAGCGGAAGACGCGCCTGAAAGTGTGCGATACGAAGCAAGTGTTCTGAACGAAGAGCAGCTTGATACCGAAGTTGAAAAACTTGAACAGATTCAAGAAGATCTTGCTGATCTTTTGTATAACAGTGAGCGTCTTGCTCAACAAGCAGCGCTTGCGCGTATGCCGGTAGACACATACCGCAACAACATACAAAACGATTTTGACAATAACAGTACTCGATTAGATGTTTTCTATAAAACTTTAGACGGTACATTACCGCCTATTAAGCCAACTGTTACGCAAGCCCAAGCAGCGGCTGCAGGAGTATCGCCTGACGTAGCGAATGCGCTTAATATACAAGCTCCGCCCCCAGTTACAGGAGCGCCAAGTGTACCTGCAGATACAACCACAACACCTCCGATTACTCCGCCGGTTGGAACTCAGTCAGTTAGAGGAGGCACTCCTTTGCCTCCATCAAGACCAGCCCCCGCAAGACCCGAAGTTACTCAGCCTCAAGTCGAAGGATTGGACGTTGCTCAACGAGGTGCTCCTGATGTTGTGGGCGGAGCAGAGCGAGTCGAGCCTGCATTAGCTGTTGAAGAAGTTGAAAAAGAAATTGCAGATAGAAAAGTCAAACGACAAGAAGCTATTGACATTGCTAGATCAAACGCTGAAAGCGCTTTTGCTGACGGAACTTCCGAACGAACTTCGTTTCAAAATTTAGATGAGTCTATTGGCGCTTATTCAGACAATGTAAGAGATACGCTACAAGAATACGGACTTGAAGAACATACAGATGCTGCTATTGCTGCTTATGACGCACGAATCAGAGAATTAACTGCGGCTGAACCTGCCCCTGCACCACCTACAGCAGCCGGTGCTGGAGCGCCACCTGTTCCACCCACACAACCTCCAACAGGTCCTACTCCATCAGGTGCGCCACAGCCTCCTCCGGGTAGACCTACACCACAATCTCCAACAGGGCAAAGCAGTATTGGTGTGGTGCCTAACGCTACAACGCCGAGTTACTTAAACGCGGTTGGAAATTTCGTAAGAAACCTTTTGCCGCTTAGCCAAGAAAGATATCAAGCCATACGTGCTTTGTTAGATAGCACCCGAATCACGGATGCGATGCGTGGGGGTCTTTACGCATTTTATTCCTTACCGCAAAAAGTTGAATTGTTTGCCAACGAGCTTCCCTCTCTACGTGATCTTCTCAACGTTCTAAACGTACGGGCAAGTTCTCTCAAAGCGCGGAAAGAAGAGTTAGACAGAAATGTACGTCGGTGGAACGACATTCTTACGAACTACAAACAGCCAATGCGGGATAAGTTTTATAGGATCGCGCACGAGTCCACACGGCTTACCGGTGCTGACGGGCGGATGGGTATTGATTTTAACGATCCCAAAGAAGCCAACAACCCTCTGACTAAAGAGTTCAATGCCTTACCTGATGATATAAAGCAGGTCTATTTTCAGATGCTCGAAAGCTACAAAAAAATGGCTGACGAGTACTTAAAACTTTTAAGTAAAAATATGCCGAGGAGGTTGGTACGTAAGCTCGAACGTGAGATGGCGAAGAAGCGCGTCAAAGTGTACTTGCCTTTGTTTCGTGAGGGCGACTACTGGCTGCGTTACCAAGATCAGAACAACGACACAGTTGTTAGGTCGTTTAAGTCTAACTATGAACGGCAGTTGGCTATCAAAGAAGCTGTCGCTGCGGGGGCCAGCCAATCAAGTATGCAGCCCTTCACTAGGTCGGAAGGTTTTACAGAGGCCGCAGGTGGGCCTTTCTTCCATCAACTTATGGAGGAACTAAATAAGCAGGGTGTGCCGACAGGTACGAAGCGCGCATTGTTTGAGATGTATCTCGACCTAATCCCTGCTCAATCTGTGCGGCAGTTATATAAACAACGTGACGGATACAAAGGTTACGAAGCTGATTTGATGAATGTTTATGCGACAGTAGCATCTCGTATGGCTAATCAGCTTACTAATTTAGAGTTCGTGCCTGATATAGATAAAGTCTACGCAGACATCAACAAAGAAGTAGACGTTGCAAACGCGCAGGCTACGAATCTTGCGATCAACAAATTGTGGGAGAACCTACAAGGACAGCAGGAATTTTTAAGAGACCCCGGCAACAGTACATTAGTTAATTCTTTGTCATCGTTTAGTTACTACATGTACATCATTGGTAACGTATCAACTGCTGTGATCAACCTCACGCAGTTACCGATGGTTGTGTATCCGCTTTTGGCTGGCAAATACGGCGTAGCCGATACCACTAAAGCAATGACAGACGCTCAAAAACAGTACTTCAAAGGCGGCTGGGATAACGACAATGTTCCGGGCGGAGAAAAAAGATTTCCCTCTGACTATACGTTTGGCGTAGGACTCAAACCCGGTACCCCTTTGCATAAGCTATATGAGGCTGCTGTACGACAAAGTGCGATCCGCCGTTCAACCGGATATGACCTCATTGAAGGCAGAAAGAAAACCTATGGTATGGGTGACTACGTAGGTCTGATGGCTAAGACAGAACAGATCTTGGGCTGGGTATTTCAGAACTCTGAACGCATGAACCGCGAAGTGACTTTGATTGCTGCGTTTAACTTAGAGATGGCGAAGAACGGTGGCAACGTAGATAACGCAATCAAGACGGCAATTGACACCGTTACCCAATCCCACGGCGTAACTTTGACTGAAACATCTCCTACTGCATTCCAAAAAGGATTCGGCAAGGTGGCGTTTACGTTTAAGAACTTCTCTCAAACGATGATATATCTACAAACAAAGTTGATCAGAGATGCTTTAAAGGGGGAGACGCCAGAAGTTAGGAAGATCGCTGCGAAGCAGTTTTTAGGTATATCGACGATGGCGTTTACGTTTGCGGGGATTCAGGGCATGCCGTTCTATGGGGCGGCTACTGTGATGGCGGATTTGATGCACGATCTTTTAGGAGATGAAGACGAGCCGTGGAAGGCTGACAATGTAGTGCGCGCTTCTGTTAAATCAGTAGCGTACAAAGGCCCCGTCAACGAACTGCTTATGGCAGATGTGGCTGCACGTACAGGGTTTGCGAACTTGCTTTGGAGGGATGACGATAAACGTCTTGAAGAAGTAGGCCCTATTCTCTATGCGATGGAGCAAATTTTCGGACCGTCTTACGCCGCCTTTATGGGATGGGGCAGGGCTTACAACGATTATAAAGAAGGTTACTACGACCGGGCGGTTGAATCTCTCATGCCTTCTTTTATTAGGAACCCGCTAAAAGCATACCGCTACACCTCGGAAGGCGCACTGACAAGAGATAAAGAAGTTTTGTACGATGACTTCAACAAGTACGAACTTTTTATGCAGACGCTTGGTTTTACTCCAATAGAAGTATCACGGCGGTCGGAGCAGACAAGAGGTATCGCAGAAAAGAAAAAAGATTTAGAAGACCGTAAAAAAGCCCTGCTTGACAGGCTGTACCTCGCCCGTATAAGTGGTGATGAAGAAGGGGTCAAAGAGGCCCGTGCTGCAATAAACAAGTACAACGAAGCCGAGTCTGTTAAAAAGTATGGGCAGCGAATTACTAGCGAGACAATAGCGAGATCATTTAAGGGACGTAAGCAACGTAGCGCACAGTCTACGTTTGGTATCTATTCACCACGAAAGATGCAGCGGGCTATACGCGAAGAGTTCCCGGAACCCGAGGAGCCGATACTCAAGCGTATGTTTGGTGGTGAGGAAGAAGAGCCTAAAGATTAGCCGATACGCCAGACGCGCACACCAAGGTGTCCTTCCTTGGACGAGGCAAATGCCTTCACTCTTACTTGAGCGGCCTTGGCGCGGCAGTCTATAACGTACAGCATTTCAGGGATCTTAACGGTCGGGATGAAAAAGCTCTCCCCAACCGCCATCGCTTCAAACGGGAAGATCCACTCCGGTTCCACTACCTTTGTCATCTAAAATCTCTTTGGGTATCTCGTACTGGAAGGCATAAACGTGTACCGGCGGGGAGTTCATACCTGCTTTCCACCCATTAGAGAGCCGTAGTTTCTTCGATTGTAAGTTCACTGTGGACTTCTCAAGCGCCTTTTCAAACTCGGCGGAGCCTACGCCCTTCTCAGCTAAGAACTTTTTGAACTTGCTCTTAGCGACGTACTGCGTGCCATTACCGATTTCAACTCGGGCAATAAGTTCACTAAACGGCTCGTGTATGACCCTGCCTTCGTCAAATATCAAAGTGCCTCGTCGCCAATGATCGTTCAAGAATTCGCCAATCAGACCTTCGTAGTCTACGATGCGATGCTTCTGTGTATCGTCGCGGATCTTAATAGTTTCTAACATAACTTTATCAAACACTCTCTCTACGTTGATGTTGAAGATACCATTCTCGTAAGCAATCTCTGCCCCTGCAAAAATGGCGCTTAGCCCACTCTCATAAAATCTAAATACAGCGTTCGTACCAAGTTTGGTATCGACAATACGCTTACTCCACTTCTCAATCCTCTGCCTAACTTCGTATTCGCCCATCGTTACAATTGCGTCCATAAAGGCGATACCGGCGTGACCGTAGTTGGTATGCAGCGGGTCGAATATGCTTTTACCTACAGCCATCGTCATTGTTGAAGGTTGAACAAGAACGTATTCTAAGAGACGCATCAATTCACCGCTGGCGCTAGATTTCTTACTTAGCACCAAGTCGTACAGCGACACGTTAGAAGACATCAAGCACAGCATTGACGCCACTTCCTGCTGGGTACGCTCCGCGTTTTTTGAACCCTGCATACGCATCTTGCCCTTACCCTGCGATATCAAGTGAATGAGCTTAGACACTTGCTCGGGGGGCTTATCATGCACCTCGTCCATACCCATCATAATGTTCTTGAGTGTCAGAGCGCGGTTGTTAAAAGCGTTGTCCGTAGATTCGTAAACGCTCAGCGGCTTGGGCGCACCCCACACAGATAGCGCAGCGAGGAGCGATCCGGACTTAGCTGCACCAGATAGCCCCGTGAAACAGAAGGTCATACCGCTAGTCGAGGTGAACTTCATCAGCGGGGAACCGAAAGAAATAAATAACCCGAACGCCTGCATCTCAAACTCAGGCTGATCTAATTTGTTAACGCAGTTCTTCCAAACTTCAAAGTCCCCCTTGGGTTTGAGAAGCCTCGATATGTCACGTATTAGGGGACTCGCTGCCGCCCTGCGCGTAACACCGTTACCTATAACTTCAGACTCACCAATCAAGAAGGACTCGTTATCTTCAGTCCATCCCATCTGCATACAGATTTTGTCAGCAGCAGTCTGACTCTGTAAGTAGTGCGCCCATTTCATTGTGTACTCCACCAGTTTAGGCCATAGGCTTTGATGCGGCGGGGCTACCCCTGACTTACCTAGTATGCCCCTCATAGTATCTACAGATTGCGCCTCACCCATTGAGATGTACCGCTCTCTAACCTCGTGCGGCAGTTTGACTCTAAGTAAGAATAGCTCACCATCTTCTTCCCCATACATTCTTTTTACCGGGAAAAATTCATTTGTGGATATCAGTATGGGGTCGGGCTGTATCTTTATTCCGTCTTCATCCGTCTCGCTCGGCGGTAAGTAATAGACACCCCCGTTCCTTCCTCGGACGTAGGGGAGGACTGCTTTTGGAAAAATCGGAACTTCTTGGGGATTCGCCTCGATCCGAATTGCGTCCTCTTTACTAATCTCTTGGGTTGGCGCTGATACAAACTTTCGTCCGATAGCGAGAGGGTTTGTGATCTTTCCTTTGAATGGACACTCGTCGCATCCTCCGGGGTTTCGTTGGGCAAAGGTGTCACAACTGTGTGGCTTTCCGACCGTCTCGTTGGCTTTTCTAATCGTAGCTTCTGGGTCATAGCCCGGATAATCCTCTGACAGCAAATGAATAGCAGTTTCCCAATCGGTGCAGTGCCGTGCGATAGACAGCGCTGAGTGCCACAGAGGTTCTGCTAGTGTCTTGGCATTGACTAACGCATTGACGATCTGAGCACAGCCTTTACCTTCAAGACTTTTCTCAGCGATCTCTTGGAACGTAGTCTCAAAGTTATCTAGCTTGGCTATCTGCCTTGTATCTTCGTCTAAACCTTTTGGGATCAAGTCTAGAATTGAGGATACAGTTGGCTCGACTACACCAAGATACTCTTTGAAAACTTCAAAGTCGTATTGATGGATCTCGTCGGTAAGAAACGCCGTTGGGTTCGGCGGGTCTGTTTTAAAGTTCAACGTCTCAGGGCAGCGCATGATCCGTGCAACGTCTGCCGTTACAACGGGGTCGATCTTCATGTGATCGAGACAAAGCTGCTTGAACTTTTCTGCATACGGTTTCCATTCCGATGCAGGCACAGAATCTTCAAAAGGCCAATAGGCGTGTATGCCGTTACCCGAATCAATGACAACGGGCGGCGGGAGTTCAGTGACGTTTAAGAAATAATCGAGGTCCTCAATAGCTTCTAACTTGCTTGAGTAACACCCCGCCTTATCTGCTTTAACATCAAGATCAATAAAGAACGAACGGCACTCTTTAGCGTAGTCACCCATACGGCTGTGACCACTGAAGCTGCTAAGTGCTATGAAAACATTCTTGCCCTCTGAATTAATCTGTTCTACTAGACTCTCTACCTCGTCAAGGCTCTCTGCAAAACGGTTAACTACTTTTTTATCTTTAGTAATCTCTGTAACGCAGTAGACGCCATGCGGAGGCAGTACCTTCTCGTAAAATTGTTTTCGCATGAACACCAGCCCACTTAGATAAAAAAGGCGGGGCGACAGCCGCCCCGCCAAACCACTTACTCACCACTAAACACTCTTGCCAATCATGCCCTCTATGTATGACTTAGCGTGTTTGATATTGATAGCAGGCAGCACACCGTTCTTCATGTCTTCTTCAACGAGATACATGAATGCCTCAACTACCTTACGCTTAGCCTCGTTCATCACTTGACCGCGAAACCAAAGATGAACTGTGTTACGGGACACCTCTAATGCTTCGGCAACGTAGACGACAGGAAGGTTTGCCTCAACACATAAACGACCAAGCTGAACACCAAGAAGAGACGGATCACCTTCTTTCAACTTGACTAGTAACTTGGAACCATACGTGCGAGGCATTGATCAACCCTTCTTCGACCACTTCTTAATTACGTCAGCCACTTCACCGGACGCTGCGACAGGCTCGGTTTTCTTAGTCTCTCGCAGTACAGGCTCATCAGAGCTATCGGCAACTTCCTCTGCCTGTGCAGCAGGGGCAGCAACTTCGGTGCCTTCGTCCTGTTGGTAGACCGTGAGCTTGATAGCACTCTCGGCAGCAGGGCTTTCCTTTTGCCTTTGAATAGTGTCAACGTCGGCTTCAGGTACTACCCCAACAGGCGAGAACAGCAGCTTCGGTACAGGTGACTTCGTGTCGAACTGCATCTTAGTTACCACGCGCCCTGCGGAGATATTGTTATTAGCCAACATCTGAATGTAGGGACGGAAAGGCCACTTGCCCCCCTCTTCCTTACCAAAGCAAGACGTAGCCGGTAGCACCAACTGCATCACATCGCCATCAGGATTGTTCGGCAGCACGACAGCCGTACGCCACGACAGACGACACGCAGCGCCGCTACCACCTTGGCCTGAACCTTTAACAGACCACTGACACGAGTCACAAGCCGATGCTTGTGGGGTCTTAACCTCGGGGTCGGGCTTCTTAGAGTCAGAAGACCAACAGATTGGAGCGATCTTCTCGCCTTCCTTGTACGCACCCGTGTAATAGGTACGGCTTGCGGTGTGGGACATCTTCACAAAGATCACATTCATGTGGCGATCTTCAATCGTGCCGACTTCCTTACCACCTGACATCTTACGGAACACGCCGCCCTTGATAGAGATGCGCTTCGAGCCACCCAAACCACCACCGGCAACTGCGCGGGTATCGTCATCCACGCCGGTCTGAATGTTGGCGAGTTGGCCCTTAATACTTGCAATGATATCGTTACTCATAAATCCTCACTTACTGGCTTTACGTACTGAAACACCGTACTCACGCATCACGTTAACTCCGGGCGGCAACCCATCGTTCTCGTTTTCCCTCAAGAATTCTTTGAAATTACTCTGATGTATACGTCGCTCTAGCAACTGTACGGCTTCGTTGTCTAGAACAAACTTATAAAAGTTATCCCAATCTTGGCAGAAGAACCGCTCGTTTAGCTTCCGCATCACGGTGCCGTGCCTAGTCTTTAGACTATCCGCGTTAACTGCGTTACACATATCAAGCATAACCATTTCTAGCTTAGCCATATCTTCTTTGAGCTTAGCGTCTGCTAGTTCGTATTCGTTACGCAATTTATCTCGCTCTGACCGTATTAATAAATACGCTTCGACTAACTGATCTGTATCTCCAACTGAACTACTTGCATCACTCATCACTAACTTCCTCCAACTCCTGTTTGTACAGGTCTACTAACTTTTGATGACTATCAACTTTGCCTTGGAGCATTGCGTAAATCTTTCTCTCAACTTCCGATCCACGCAGATGCACCACCGACATCTTATTTACTTGCCCGACTCTTTCGATACGAGCTATGCACTGTAAATATGTTTCCACACTCATTACCGGAGACCAAAAAACTACCGTGTCTGCTGCCGTCAAAGTTACGCCGTGTGACGCAGATTGAGGCTGAACAATCAAAACTCTTGGATCAGTTTCAGTTTGAAATCGAGTAATGATTGTGTGCCGATTCTGTGCAGTTACCGCTCCGTTAATTATGTCGCTCGTCACGCCTTCTTTGGTCAGGTATTCGCTGACTACTTCGATAGCATGAAGGAACGGAACAAATACTACAACCTTATTGGTAGTTTCTTCAAGCACTTCTTTCAGCGCATTTAGCCTTGGTGAGATGTCGAACTGAATGACATCGTGCTTGTCTGTGTAAACCGCACCGGCTGATATCTGTAAGAGTTTATTCAACGCAGCAGCCGCATTAACGGCGGAGACTTGCTCCCCCGCTGCCTCTATGAGTAATTGTTTTTTAAGCGATGTGTAGTACTTAGTAACTTGTGGCGTAAGCGGTACGTCTCGGGTTTGATAAATAATTTCTGGCAGATCCAAACATTCTTGCTTGGTATATCTAATCGCTGGCTGTAATGCACGGTGTACTTCTGAAGTAGAACATTGTTTAGCTATCCATTTGAACTTACTGATAGACACCATCACTCGATCACGCCAAGCAGTTGAAAACTTCGGCACTCGGTTCGGACTAACTAACTTAGCTAACCCAAACGCATCGACCGGAGACTGCGCCGCAGGCGTACCCGTCAACATCCAAAGCCACGTGTCAGGGGTGAGTAACTTAGAAAGGTTCTTCCATCGCTTCGTACTTGGAGTCTTATAAGCGTTGGCTTCATCAATTACGATAAGATCAAAGTTAGCTTGCTTGAGTTCGTCTAGCACCACGGCTGTGCCGTCGTAATTAATAATCGTGAAGTCGTAATTCTCTTCGAGTATCTTCTTGCGCTTACGTGCGCTGCCGTGCGCTACGCCACAAGTTCTGTGCATAGCTGTTTTAAATATGTCTGACTGCCACGCTGAATACATAATCGACAAGGGACATATGACTAGGACTTTCTTGATGACGCCAATCTTCATCAAGTAATCTGCAGCCCACACAACGGCAGAGGTCTTACCTGTACCCGCTTCGTTAAAACAAAAAGCGCGTTGTCTTAGAGATAGAAAGTGCGCGGTGTCACGCTGATGCTCAAACGGTTTGTGTATTCCGGGCCAGTCGTAGTCCCTCTGCATAGGCGACGGCACTTTAGGAATGTTTTGGTTGGGCAGGTATCGGTCTAAATAATTAGCCAAAGCCCGCATCTCTTCGTGGTCCCAACAGATAAGAATTTCTTTATTATGCTTGTTATCTTTTATTACTTCGCTCCGTTTAATCTGTTGGGTAATTTCGGAGGCGAACGTATTAGAGGCGGTGATATGTACCGCCGAGTTATCGACTATTTGCATACTGTACCTACTGTTAAGAAGCCCGTATCGTGGGCCAGACGGTCAATGTATGAGCCGCATAGGGAGGTGTAACCCATAAAGCTCACCATCAACAAGCGCAGACTTGGGAGAAAAGTGGGGGAAATGCTCCCTAAAAATTAGTCTGCACAGAAACTTACTTTACCGCCCCACTTGAGGTCCTGCGAAATGACCTGTTGCGACGAACAGATTGTATCGTATACCCATCCTTATTAGTACCGCCCTTCGATAACGGCTTCTTGTGGGCAATGTCTTTGCCTTCACGCCGATCAGCCTTACCGTTTTTGTTACGGTCTACACCGTTCTTGTCCACTTTACGTCGGGCGCGTTGACGCTCCATACGATCAGAGTGTTCCCCGCGAGCTTTCTGCTGTTGGTACTCTTTCTTGTATGGGCGTGGTTTGTTCACGTACGGCATCTAGATTCTCCTGTGGAACCCAACATGTTGCTATTAATACTCTCTGGTTACGCCCTGATTTTCCCGGCTTGCGCGTTCCTGAATCTATAATCATACCCTTATCTAAAAGTGCGCGGTATCTAGCGGTGATAGAGCTGTATGGGTATCTAGGGTACATGTCTCTTACATTATCGCTTATACACCCATTTATACCGTAAGATTTTATCGCCTCATAAACCATTCTTTCTAACTTGGTTGTATCAACAGAATACGCTGCTTCATGGCTTGTATCTGGGTCATACCTACGAACCAACAAAAACGGATCTGTGCCATACTCAGTCATACTATTTCTCCCTATAAAACTTACAACTACTTACCGGACACCACCCGCACAGCCCACCTGCTTTGGCAGGCCAGACAGCATTTTCAAAAGCAATCTCTAAGCGTTTCAAGTCCGGTTCAAAAAGCGCCCAAAGACTATCTACATCTTCGCGTTTATACCTTTCGTCTATAAACGTACTGTGCATCACAAACAGCAAACCAGCTTTAATTAACTCAACTTCAGGAAAGTGCACAAACGTCATCAACGCCATCAACTTTAACTGTTTTGGGTCGGGGTACTTATTGCTGCCCGTTTTGTAATCCACGATGTAAGCGGAGTTCCCATCGACGATGAGTAGGTCAACGACCCCACGTACCCATCGGTCATCTGCCTTGAAGCCGCAAGGTTTTTTATCACGGTCGAGCGCCATCTCGTGCTCGCAATACCGAGTGCCCGGTATGTCCAATAAGGCATCGACTTGTGGCTTAAAGATCTCATAATTCTTGGCTAACGGCGTACCGTCTCTGACGTAATCCTCTAACGCTTTGTGTACAGCAGTCCCATATAGCATCTGTTCGGATGCGCGCTTCTCAAAGTCCTTCGCTACCTTAGTGTGGTAATACTGCTTCGGACAATTGATAAAGTCTTTAAGACTACTGAATGACCACTGGATCACTTAATCACCACAAACTTATCAGACGGAATATAAACAACCGGTTCAATGTCCCCGTTTTGTCCCCGAGAGTTACCGCCTATCTTGGCATCTAACTCTAAATCTTCCTTTGAAAGATTTACATAAGTTAACTCGTCGGGCCATTCAATTATGAGAAACACCGGTCGATTTGTCTGCCTAGCAAAGTCCTTCATTCGGTAGTACTTGGCGGCGCTCAAGAGCGCAGTGTCGTACTTCTTGTGTCGTTTCTTAAACTCCCCATAAGCAAGCACATCACTCTGGCGGCTGAATACCCAATCCACCGGATACAAAAACTCTGATAACTTGTGAACCTCGCAGTCCCACTTGCTCGCCAATAGCTGAGCTACTCTACCCTCGTTCTGCAAGTCTTCTTCGGTTTCGTTTCGCGGTCGCCAATTCACTAACAATCTCCATACGACTGCCCGTAGTTTGCTTCACACGCAACAGGTAGTCCCGCTGCCCAATCAGGAGGAGTAGACATAACTTTCGTAATAAATCCAACAGCTTGGTCTAATTCCTTCTCAGGTGCGACAATGACAGCCGCATCGTGAACTGTCAAGACAGGGCGATACCGCTCCCTGATTCTCAACATTTGCTCACCCACAATGATCCGAGCAAGAGCTTGCACGATGTTCTCAACCATCGCGCCGCCCCATATACTTACGATGCCTTTGCGAGATTTGTAAGCGTACTTGTTGTCACGTAACCTCAAATCCGGATATCGTATAAAAAGTTCGTTGGGGAGAAGTATCCCCGATTGAGTAATTCGTACAACACCGTGCTTGCCTATCGTATAAGGTTGTAATCCACGAGGCCACGACACAATGTGCTGGAGCGAACTCTCACATTCGCGCCACAATGCAGGGATCTTATCGTTCGCTTGCCGATACAGATCGACAATGCGTTTGCATTCCTCCTCGGGCAGGTCAGCCCCCGGCGGTTGGGTCTTGAGAGTGTGCCGTAACTTCGCTGCCCCTGTGCCGTAACCAAGGCCAAGGATGCAGGTCTTACCTACGAATCTTTCTATCGGATTCTCTTTACTGATAGGTTTCTTATATATCTTGGTAGCGAACAGCGAGTACACATCCTCGCCCCGTGCAAACTGCTCGACCACATCGTCCTGTCCTGCAAGCCAAGCTAATACACGGGCTTCGATCTGTGAGCTATCACAATTAATAACCACGTGCCCATCAGGTGCTACGACTGAATTCTTCAGCGCTTTCTTTTTCTTATCACGGCTAGGTAAGTTCTGAAAGTTAACGGCATCCGCACCGGCCCAACGCCCCGTGTGAGCACCGTAATACTTGAGCGGGATAGGTAGTAACCCTTTGTTTCGCGCCCCGATATTAATGAAGCGTTCGATGCGAGACTCTTCTATCGTGGACTTCGTACCCAACCTAACAGAGCAAAGCTGTTGAATGTGCGCCTCACCGTTCTCAAGAAGATCAATAAAACCTTCGTCGTTTTTCGCAAGTGCATAAGTTTCTTTCCCTGTTGTCGGACTCATCTTCATCGGAGGCTCAATGTTAAAGTCTTTCAAGATGGCAGCGAACTGCGGATTGCTGGCGAGTTTCTTTCGGACTTCTTCTTCCTGATCAACTTCAAGTAAATTCATCAAGCCGCGTAACAGTGCAGACTTCTCCTGTTTAATTTCTTTAAGACGCTCAACTAGTAGTGCGTCGTTAACCCGCAACACCGGCTCGGTGTACATCCGTAGGGTCATGTCGATTAAGTCTAGCTCTGACTGCGGGAAGTGATCAGCTAAAAAAACATTAAACAGTTTGAAAGTCAGGTCTACGTCGTTTATGCAATAGCTCGCATAGCGATTCATCTCTTCGGCAGAGAAGTCAGACCGCTTCTTGCCCATCGCATTACCGACCTCTGTACCTTTCTGTCCTAACTGATACCGCTCAGCCAACTTCGCCAAAGATCCACCGGCATCCACACCGTGCTTGGCTCGTGCCATACACAACGTATCAAAGTAATAGGCAGGGATGATGTCAAAAGTCCAAGCGAGTATCGCCCCGTCAAAATACGTGTTATGGCAGAGTAATGCGGAGTTCTTCCAATCCACCTGATTCAGCCACGCCTTGATCTCAGCATGAGTGCCACTGAACCACTGCGTCTCATCGTCATCGATCTTCATGCCAACACCGATCACCTCAAAGCGAGGATCACGGATGTACTCTTCAGTCGTTAGCCTTGTCAGGCTAAAGTCCTTGGCATAGTACGTCTCAAAATCTAACGTCACAAAACTCATTTCTTACTCTTCTTACTCAGTCGTTCCACTTCTTTTCGTAGGAAAACGATCTCGTCGTAACACGCCCACAGGACGCCACCCACGGTCAAAAACTTCATCTCTGTCGTGGTTCCTATATCGTTTATCTCTTGCGGGAGATCACGAATAAGATCAAGTACGTCTTCTTCAGTAGGCATCAGGGAACTCCGTGAGTGTACAAATCCTCAATTTCTTTTCTCAAGTAAGTCACTTCTGCCTGAAGCGTTTTGATCTCCTGCTCGACCACCATTGCTTCTTTGAACAGCCCACGCCCACGCATATTAGCGAGCGCGGTTTCTAACCTCATCCCTTGCGTCTGATCATAACGCCACGGCATCTTCTCCATCTCGCGCTTCCAAGAACCTGCTTCGCTCTCGTTGTCGATCATGGCTCATTCTCCTTTAATCCTCAGTTCTGTTTCAGCAATCGTCACATCACGCACCAAGACCAAGAGCTTACTCATCACCTGACTCTGTGTCTTCTCTTTGCCTTCTCGGTGTGCTTCATCAAACTGCTTCGCCATACTCTCAATCATCTGCCAATCGATGAAAGAAAGATTTAAATCATCTCCGATCTGCGCCCACACTTTTTCTTGTGGCGGCATAGGCATACGGTGCTCGGGCTTAACATCTAAATAAGAAACGTCGTCTTCGTTATCCATTAACTTCTCCTCAGTTCTTTGATGACAGCTTCGATTTGATCCGTCCACGGTGCAAGCATATGTTCACGTGGAAATAACTTAACGGACGGGTAGAACAAACTCCTATTACTATCTTTATGGTTCCAGTACCACAGCTTGTTGGCGTCTAGCACGTACACAGGCTTACCCATCGCCCCTGCAATATGCACGTTGGCGTTACTGACCGATACCACGGCGTTGCAATTACTGATCGTTGCCGCTACGCCTTCTAGGTCAAAGAAGTTATTGACCATACACTGATAGATCTTCTTGCCGGTCTTCGCCTCGAACGGCTCGATGTCGTAGTCAGGCTTGCCGTATTGCAGGCTCACGATCTTCGCGTTCGGGATATCCCACAGCCCAACCAACTCTTCTAGCTTCACGCTCTTGTGTGGCCCGATCTTCTCGGCAGTGCTTGCCCACGACACACCGATCACAAAATCATCAGGCTTGATGTCTAACTCATTCTTAATCTGATCCACCCGCGCAAGATCAGACTTGATGTATCCCGTCGCCACCAACTCGGATATGTCTTTTGATGATTTGATGAAGTGACTACCGATACTGGCAATAGGTATCTGAGAATCAAAATCAGAATTGCGTAGCTTCGCATCGTGCCGTACAAAATTAATCCACGGCGTAGCGCGTTTGAGCAACTCGACTAGTCTGATGTCGATCATCACCGTGACCTTCTCACAATGATGTCTTAGCTCTTGTAGCAAAGAACTGTAAATTATTTGATCGCCTATGCCTTGCTCAGGCCACACCAGTACAGATTTATAGTTCTTATCTGCTTCCCATCGTGGCAGCTTAGTCACTAGCTTGGGGGATTTAAATGCTTGGCTATCCCATCGTCGTTCGTAGCCTTTCCACCCTGTCTCAAAGTCCCCTTCCTGTAAGGCAATCAAACCCAATGACCACCACGCATCAGCGTTGTCAGGCTCAATCCGCACAGCCGTCTCAAAAGATTCTCTCGCCTCACGCCATCGGTGCATCTCCCAGTGACACCTGCCTCTCTGCGTATAAGCCGCACGGAGTAGCGGGGTAAGCTCGGTGATGGGCTTCAAAGTTTCGATAGCTTCTTCAAACTGATCAGCGTCAGCTTGCTTGACCGCATCGTTATAAATATCAGAGACAGACTTGCTCATATAAACTCCTGTTAGGTGGTGGGAGTAGCACGGACCCACCATACCGCTAGCTCGACATTGGCTACCTCAATGAGTGGCAGTAGCACGGTTCCACTAAACCGGATCAACACTGTTGGCTACCTCAGTTTGTGGGCACAGGAGGAACACCCACAATTAGCTTCTCCCTCTGATCGCATTAGCCACACCGCTCGGGCAACTGTCGCAGGTTGGCTCATAAGATTCAGCCACCAAAGCACACGCCTCCCGCTCATGGGCTACGGCTTCTCTCACTCGCACACAAAACGGGTTTTGACATTCGGCATGGCAAGTGTGAATAGCATTCAGGTCTAGCCTTTCCCGCTCGGCTGCGATCAACTTATCCACTATCGAATACAGCGCAGTCACGTTGATATCTGCACTTGCCGGTGATACTCCGCAAGCCGCGCACAGCATCGGGATGGCTTCGTCGCGGGTCATAGCTCCCCCTCTTTCGCCAAAACATAGTCATACCGCTTGATCCTATTCCTTGATGCGTTGATCACCGTACTCGGACGCAAGCCTAGTTCTTTAGCAAGATGTACATAGGTCATCTCTTTGATCCGCTCTTTCGATTCCTTCAACTCCATAATCTTTTTGTACTGCTCTAACGTAACCTTTGGCTTATTCCCCGGACTCTTAGGCTCCTTCATCGTATCCACCTTCATCTGCTAGATCCATATGCATCTTGACAAGACACGCCTCGATCAAACGCAGTACACCTATGGTCTCAGCAAGTGATATCTCACCATCGTATTCGTCAAGAATGTTAAAAATCTTGTCAGCGAGTTCTTGGTTCTTGGAAAACTTCTTGTTGAAGTTTCGTTTAATAACGTCTCCCACACATCCTCCTATAATACGTCTTTAGCATTCTCCAAATATTTACTAACGCGAGGAAGCCTCAATTTTCTAAGCGCCTTCGCTTCAATCTGCCTTATACGTTCTATTGAAACACCCATATCTTCCCCGATCTCTGTTAACGTTTTCTCCTCACCTTCAATCCCAAAGTGAGCTTTGAGAACATGAATTTCTCTCTGCGTAAGTACACCCTCCATAGCAGCATTTAGTATTACGTCGGCTTGCTCTGAAGCAATTAACTTTATCGCAGCGTTATCCTGCATATCTTCAAGTCGGTTGTTCCAATTTTGTTCGGCGGCAATCTTGAGTACTTCTGATTCCGTTACATCTTTGTATCCTGTGTTAGTTCTCAACCTGACTGTCTTCTGTCTATCGCTGAACAAGTCATCAGGTAGAACATTTAAAACATCTGCCAAATCAAGTGCCGAATTTCGCCAAGTACCATCCTTGTTGATGGGAGATACTTTCATGTTAATTAAGTCACAAGTTTTACTAACGCTTAACCCATTAGCGCGGCACATAGGTAAGATATGTTTATACCCTGCGGCCTCCATTGCTCGTCGAATACGGGCGTTTGATACACTAATTTTTACGCGATAATCACTCATCACCAATACTCCACGCCGCCGCGAGAGCATCTATAATTAGGATTCGGAACCCACCGCCAGTCGTAGTCCTTACACGCCTTCCAACGTCTAATCAACTCTCTAATGGTATTCATGCTGTTCCTCTCAAAGCGTTCCAATATCTCAAAAAACGTTCGTGAGCATGAACCAATTGCCTGACTCTTTCCACTGATACAGGTGGATCAAGAAGCTCACCTATCTCTTTATATTTTAATTTTTGCTGACGGAGTATGTACGCCTGTGCGCGCTTGCTAATCTTATTCTCTCCTATAAGAGACCTATATCTATCACCTGACATACCTTCCGGTTTCTTAGGATTCATGCTCGCTCCCTCGCAGAGATCTCACGCTCCAAGTACCACGCAGCTTTCTTCAGATCTTCTATTGGGTCAGACGCCTTCTTACCTGCGCGAGATACGTACTTCACCACGTTACCCAATCGGTAGTTAAGATCTTTAGCCTCGATGAAGTCGATAGTCTCGATCCCACCTGCTCGGTAGTGTGGGGGGTGATTCACGTTGTCTTGGAAGTCATCGCGGCCCATCATCCGCAGCTTGGGTCTCACAGTCCTACCCTTGTTGTAACGCTCGTACAGACTTTCAGTCGCATTGATATCTTTATTGGTCTCTTCCACCGCTTCTAAAATCTTTGACGGTTTACTGAACCCCACCTTCTCAAATACCTTGCTCACGAACTCCGAATTCTCTCGGGTATTACGCGCCACTTTACTCACCAACTGGCGAGACACTTTCAAAGATCTCGCAATGTCAGCTTGGGATTTACCTTGCGCGAGTAGGTCTTGGATGCGCGCAGTCTTAGTCTTTTTCATTTGTCAACTCCTTGCGTAGGGTCTCTACGTTTGTTTCATCAATCACTAGTGCGATGCCACCGGCTTTACGTATGTCATCGAGATGCTTCAACTGCAATGCGGTGGGCTGTCCACCGTTTGCTTTACACTCTATACCATAAAACAACCCCGCGTTACAAATAATAAAGTCGGGCACTCCGCTGTTCCCGTACCCCCCTGTAACTGGCATCGTGTAGTAGCAACCAAGTTCTTTAAGAATATCTTTTACACGCTTCTTTACTTTACCTTCGGGTGTCATAACTTCTCATCCTGTTAGCGTGACTTATGTCACGGTAGCGTATTAGTTAATACGCTTGGTTCCTCGGAGTTCTTCTAATAGTTTCTCTGGCAATATCAACATGTACTCCCCGCGTCCACACATCCATCCAATATCTTTTAGCTGTTCGGGCAATGGCAAGTTCGCATTGTTGAGCCACGTATCCCAGTCGAACACGTGGATGATGGCAAAGATAAATTTTAAATCCTCGGGCATCGTATCCAACGTGAACAACCGGAACTGCTGATGCGCTACGCACAACACGAACGTGTCATCCCCTGCTCTTTCAGCTACAACTTTGTACAGTGGTGGATCAGAATTTGACACTCTCACTGGCGAGTGCATGTTAAATTTATTTCGATAAGACATAGAACTTGCTCGTCAATGGGTCTGGACTCTCGTTCGCCATAGCGCAGCCCATCTCTTCCCAAAACCTACCATTGGACGGGAACATCTCATCAGAGTTTCGATGTGCCTTGAGCATCACCAAAGATAAGTCTACCTGTTGACGTATGTCGGCAGGGATATGTCCGTGCGACGGATACCACTTAAGCGGCATATCCCACTGTGCGTAGTTAAACTCGTTCGTGAACGGTAGATTCTGACCCGACCCATACTTGTCGATAGCCACCTGCATAGCATCGGTACGGATCGCGCCAAGTGTTACCCCGCCATTCATATTACTAAAGTAAACCCACTTCTCACCGCTGAACATCTCACGGCTACGGCTCAGTGCGTCAGCAAATTTATTTTTCTTATCAGTAAAACCTTTGTACATTTTATCGAACGTGTGCCGTAAACGACTAGGCATTTCTGTGGCGGCAGCCTCCCCTGCAAAATGCAGAGCGAGATAATTACAAAGTTCAACTTCGTTTCTGTCTGAGATGTAGCTATCACCAAAAACTTTAGGTGACGATGTAAAGGTAGCCCCTGCGGTTACATCAATAAAACCATCCAACATCCCTCGTAGTAGATCACTAACGAACACGTTGGCGCAGTTCAGTTTAGAATCAAACAAAGTCGCAGCCTCGTGGTTAGACTTAGGACCAAGTTTGGTCTGTAAATACTTAGGATTAGATGATGATATAAAATTGCCCAGATTACTGCCCCCGCTCAAGGGGTCGGAGTAAACACCGAAATCGAACCGACAGCCGTACCGTGTAGACAGACGCCCAACCTTCAAACCTTCAGGCGTGACAATCTCTACGCTATGAATATCGTTCGTTGCTTCAGCCCGTGTGATCATCCCCACACGGATAGACTTCTCTGATCTGTTATATAAATTGGCGAGGATGCCAAACAACGGCGACCTAATTAGATTTAATCTATCTTCTTGTGTTGTCTGTTCACCAAGAAAGATATCACTGATATTAAACTTAATGACTGAACGTGCCATATCACACCTCTTAGATACTTAACCAAACTAATGCAGTCCCCACTGCGATCATACCGCCGTGGAATAAACCACGCCGATACACTCTACCCAACAAATTATAAAATTCTTCCTGACTCATCACCCACCTCTTGTAACTGATACTCGTATGCCCAATGACCATTGTCCAAGTCATACACGGGCTGACCATTCTTATCCCCTTTGTCGATAATCTTTGCGGGTTGCGGGGCACGTGTACCCCACGACCCCGACCACATCACTTCTTGTCCTATCTCGTATTGATATTCCATCTCACACCTCCTTACTTACGCTTTCATCACAACCTTTTGACCACGGGGCGGGGTAAAAGTTTCACGCCCACCTTCTTTGATGATCCAAATCGGGGGGATGTTTGTCTGCCACGTGATGTCACGCTCGACATAGCCATCCGTAAACACGATCATGCAGTCTGCGCTAAGATTGTTCTTAACGATGTAGTCACTGACGCATGAGGCTCTCGTACCTCCGCCGCCTTGGGGCTTGAACATCGACGCAAGGTTAGAGTAATTACCCTCGAACACTTGCTCGCCGTGTACCTCAATGTCCCACCACAACACACGGATACGATCAGGCGGTAACGTATCGCACAGTTCTTGGACACGCGCCGTAACCTTAGCGATATCCTTGTCATCAATAGACCCTGATGTATCGATAGCCAAGATAACCTCACCAATCGTCTCGCTGATTGTGCTCGGCAAGTAATACCCGTCAGCCAAACGATTCTTGTTGAACCGCCGCCAAGTAAACTCATCTGTGCCACGCACGTTCGATGTCCAAAAGTCTTGTAACACCTCACGCCAATCGATGTCTGGCTCCATCAAGTCTTGGATGACACGGGGAATCTTCGCACCAAACTTACCCGCCAAGATACCGCCTTGGTGTATCGCCTCGTCGATCTGCTTACCCAACTCACCCAACTCGTCGGGCGTCATGCCTTGTACGTCGATGTCATCGTGTGAGTCAAAAGATTCTTGAGGACGCGAGTTACTAGGTCTACCCGGGTTGGAGTGTTCGCGTGGATCGTTATTATCTCCACCATCACCACCTTCTTCCTCGTCCTTCAAGTACTCATACACACGACGCACCGACCAATCACGAAACATCGGATCGTGGAAGCAATCTTTTGGCAGACTAATCAACGTCGGAACCTTCTCGCTCAACTGCACGATGATGTCATTCACCACGTAGTCCATAGCGATGTTGGCTAAGCGTCGATCTGTCTTCATCAAGTCACGGTGACGGGGAATGTGCTTGAGCAACACGTGTAAGTTCTCGTGCAGCACAACGCCTGCGATCTCCGTATCACTCAACTTGTCAAGAAAATCTCTGCCATAACGCTTGTTGTACCCGTCTGTATACGCAGTCGGACACTTGGCAGGATCATCCACAATCGATGTCTCACCCATCAGGATCACACCACCATAGAGACAAGTCTCGGGGTGACGGATCAATTTGACATTCGCTTTCTTCAAGCGAGTCTCAGCGTCAACTAATTTTTCAGCTAAGTTCATAACGCACCTCGTTAAACTAACAACGCAAGATTCTTAACAGCCCAGTCACGTAAGTCAGCATTGTTCTTCGCCAACTTGCACGTACGCTTGGACTCAAACGCCATCGAATAGAAGCACGACTGCACTTCCTCCGACCGTACTCTCTTCACAAACTTCATAAACTGAGACAGGTCATCCTGTGTCTCGATGGTATCCACCGCATTGAACATCATCAGAAACAACGCAGCGGGTTTCTCAGGTAGCTGCACAGTTTCAGGGTTAGCGATGACATCCGTAATACTCGTCAACTCTTTCTCCATCGACATAAAGGCAGAGATACCCTCAGCGAATGGCGCACCTGCCAGCCCAGCTAACGCAGCTTGCGTGACATAAGATCCCAACTTGTCACGGTTCTTGATGACCTCATCCGCGCCAACCAAAGATCGTGGTGTGACGAATGATGTGATGGGCTTCGTCGGATTAAAGATATATGGGTTGTTCATCTGATCCCCGTCGAGATACGACGCGAGACTGCTCGGGTTCATCGCTACCCAAGCACGAACAATACGGGAGACACCATTATCTGTTGCCCACAGATTCCAACGCTTCGCATCGGGCTTACGAACATTGACCACACACAGACGATTAAGCACGTGCGCTGACATCGTATCGCCCACACCATCAGAGACGTTATTACCCGTTGCGAATACGATAGACCCAGCCGGTAACTTCACATCACCGACCGTTCGCTCCAACATCAGGCGAGTAAAGATAACCTGCAACAACTTGTTTGCCTTGGTGATCTCGTCAAGCATGATGACTTTGGGCTTCGGATCATGCAGACGGAATAGCTCGGACACATAAGACTCCAACGCCTTAGTCTCGTGGTTCGGTATCCGCATCGTTACGTCGGACACATCCAATACAGGACAGTCTGCATAGATATAGTCATACCCATTACCTAACACTACCTGCAAATTCTTCAACACCGTTGACTTGCCAATGCCGGGTTCGCCACGCAGCATCACCGTTCGATGATGTCCAATCGTGGCAATCAAGTTCGGAACGTCGTTCAGTTCCACTGCGTTATTAAAGTTAATCGTAGCCATACCACACCTCAGTATTAGTTAATACGCTCACACACCAAACTTGGACAGGATGTCGTCGATCTCTTCCTTCACCACGACACGCTTGGTGTCGGAGTTCCGTAGTTCCTCGACGCTCAACCCACTTAACACTTTCTCCAATGACGCACGTGCGTCCTCCAACTTAGAGTCATCCGTCAGATTAAACTTCCTAAATGTTTCACAGAGTTCCTTAGCTCGCTCCAACGTGGAGTCATAAAGTTTTCTACGACGCACCTTGAGTTCGCCGTTATCCCCCTGCACGACCTCCGTCTCGCAGCAATAACTGATTGACTTCATCACCTCAACCAACTGCTCGGACTGCTTGGACAGAATGTCCTCGACCATCCGCTTGGCTTGCCTGTTGTAGTGCTTCGCCATATCGTCCACCAATTCCTGCGCTATCTCGCATCGAAAGTCTCCCGTCGGAACCTCGGACTGCACCAAGTTCACAGAGAATTTTCTACGTAACTCGGACACATCGGGATACTCACTCCGATCAAACATATCGCCCTGCACGAACGCCATATTCGCCACGATGGACGGATACTTATTTAAGAAGTCATCCACCAACTCATTAAACTTCGCCTCGTGCTCGGCATACTCTTTATGGAAGCGAGCGAGATTGATGACAGGTAGTAGGCGTTGCGATCCCGCCCAGTCATACGTCGCTCGCTGCACCCAGTTATAGATCGTCTGGCGATAGTTCAGTACCGCCTTGTGCTCGTGGTTCTTAGCCAAAAGATTTTTCATAAACTTGCCTGAGTCTCGGTCAGCTTTCTTGGCAGCAGTCACCTCGTCGCTGATCTCTCGACTCGTCACCGTCGCGTTCCATACGTGCGACTCGACCGACACCAACACACACGATGACGCAAGAGAAGTAATGTGTTGGGGCTTAGTTAATAAGTTCGTTTCCATCTCACACCTCACAGTATTATTTAATACGCTTGTTTAGTTTCTCGATCCGTTCCTGCAAATACCTACGCCAAGCATCTTCGGCTATACATTTAGACCCGATCTCTCGGCGTAAGTTCCGCAGTTCCTTCAACTTTTCTTCACTTTTTTTGAGTTCCTTGGACAGGTTCTCAATGTTGTCCTCGATCATCTCTCGTCCTCGTACTCCGGATCATCGTCCACACCGAACGCATACCCGTACTCTTCGACCAACTCTTCCATCGAAAAGTTCTCGAACCCCTTGAACCCGCCACGTAAGTAACTGTCCAACACGTTCGTGTCTTGGTAGTGCATCTCATTACGTAAGTAGTGGATCGACTCATCCACCAACGCATCGATCAATTCCTCCCGTGTCATCTCGTTAACGGGTTTGATCTCTCGGATAAAAACAAAACTGCTCATAACTTCACCTCCGTATTAGTTAATACGCCACACGCCTCGATGAATCGGTCTCGATCAAAGCGTGGGTTTGTCCGCTCCAACGCATTGGCAACGTGCCGCGCAGTCAGTCGATGCTGATCGGCATACTTGTCCTGCGACTCCAAACTGCCCGACTGAATGAGCGACCCGTAGATCGCTCGCGCTATCAACTCGTAATCTTTTCTACTCATCACACTCACCTCGCTACTTTGTTAAGACACAGCAATAAATTCTTATCCGACACCACCACATAGTTCGACTTGTGCATCGGCACGATGGTGTGCCGTACTTTTCTCGCATCGTCCTCGCCACAACGTAGGCAGGTTACGTATCCCGCCTCGTGCCGCTTGGTTGCGACCTCTTCTATCTGACACTTCACGCAATACATAGTTCACGCTCCGTTGGCCAAACCTCGACTGAAAATAAATACTCATCGCCTAATGGAATAAACACTCACGCAGGGTCGGGGTTACCAACCCTGCTAGGCTGCTCACTCGTTCATCACGGCTCACAACTTTGTAGGCAGATACTCGGGCACGGGGAATCCCGTCTTTGCCCTACCGCTGCCGGATGTACATTGCCCATCCGTATCGGCTGTGGGTTGCGTTACCTAGAACGTTCGGGAATCACATAGCGAGTAGGCTTGTCAGCGCGGTTTCTAATTAGCGTATTAGTTAATACGCTCGCGCCCCGTTGCCATCTTTTGCACTCGCCCCGTCGTTCGACTTGTCGTGCAGCAACCCTGTAGCGTTGGGGAAGTACGTTCCCGAGTCACGCTCACTCGTCACCCTTGATATGGGGACACCGTACCTTGCCATCGGTACGTCGCGGCTCTACCCACCGCGCCTTCGACCACTACCGGCTTTCGGCTTGTGGTATCGGAGACTGACTGAAACACCGTATTAGTTAATACGCTTGGCTTGATCCTGTTTGGCTCGCGCCGTGCGTTTCTGTCCGTCCTATATATTTAGACAAGTCAAATCCGTATTAGTTCCCTTGTATTGATAGATTTTTGATGTTTTTTATGATGTTTATCATTCGCGGTAGCCGGCTTTTGCAACTCGGTAAAAGCTGCGTCATTCTTGGATGTTTTCCGTATTAGTTAATACGCTTGGATGCACAAAAGTTTGTTCCATTTGTTCCACGTGTTCCAACAGGTGCGATTGGGATTATGGAACAAGGTTCGGGATGGTCGATGTTGGGGGTGGAATCGCAAGTCGTTGATTTTGCTAGGTGTCGTGTTCCGTAGTAGGTCTTATTATTATTATTATTTTTATAAAAATATATATATGTAGAGGTTTTGTTCCAATGTTCCAAGGTTTTAGATAATGACTTCCCTGAGCCTGACTTTGTGGGCGGGAGAGAAGCACTGCGTGACCCCCCTCATCCTGACTGATCCTCGCCCAGACTCTGCATACTATTTTGGAACATTGGAACAAATGGAACAAAACATCACTTTTCCCAGCAGAATCAAATACTTATCTTGTTCCAACGTCAAAGAATTCCTTGGAACAAAACCGAACTTTTTGGAACAAACTTTTTCTTGACAGGTCAAAAACCTTCATTTAGTCTTGCGTAGCAAGACCTCGCGGAAAGAATTCAGCCCTCGCCCGCACCCAACTAGAACTGGCTTCGCTCAAGAATAACTGGCATCACCCAATAGAACTGGTCTCGCGGAGCGAGACCGAATCGAGCGAGATCGACCGCGCACAGAAAAGCCCCACCCCGATTGCTCGGGGCAGGGCGTGGCGTATTAAGTAATACGCTGTCGGGTTACTTAGTGGCGATTGGCTTGCCTTGCGAGACGTAGGGACGCGCCGCCTTAACAAGAGCATCTAACCCGTTAAGTAAGGCGAGCGCACCTGTCGGGTTTTTCTCGGACAGAATCTGCAGCGCCTCAGTGACTAGCGCGAGCGTACCTGTCGGGTCGGGTAGGGTTTCAGACTTAGTGGCGCCGTCTCCCGCCTCAGGCGCATCGCTAGCGCGTGGGATCAGTTTGGTTACATTCTGTCGAAATGCGACCCGCACATAGTCTTGCGCCGCCTTGCGGATTTTCGCGCCGTTGAACGATAGCAATTCTTTTGCCGCCTTGTTGTCCATCGCCCACGTATCATAATTAAAGTCTTCCGGATGGGTCTCGGCACTCACCGCCACTGGCTCTACAGTCTTGTCATCGGACAGGCGCACAAGGCGCGGCGCGTTGAAATAAGCCTGCGCGAAAATAGCGCGCGCCTCAGTATCGAACGCGACCCACTCAGCAGACTTGGTAACCTTGTCGATCTCCGCTTGTGTCGTATCCACCTCAAACAGTAGCGGGACAGTGCAGCGCAAGTCAGCGTAGGCTTGAGCCTGTGAGATTCCACCCGTCGCGATGGTGTTCAGGTTGGCGAGAATGATGTTGTAAATTTCGGTCTGGTTGTTCATCTTTTCGATCCTCAGTTAGCGGCGCGGGTTTGCGCCGGTTTCATAGAATTAGACAAGGCGGGTTTCCGATAGTTCCCAATATTTAAAACTTTTTTAGTGGTATTTTCGCTACAGCGTATTAGCTAATACGCTACTAGGTTGGATGAGGCGGGCAGCGAAAAGGCGAAAACCGGACAGGCGACACCCCACCCGTACCCACCCCCACGCTGTCAGTTCGAGACCCCCCTATGCCACCTCTACACTCGACTCCACACAAACGACATCACATTTTTCAAAATTAGGTCAGACCGACCCCCACCCCCCTAAATATAAAACCCCCCCGGTTGTCTTTTTGGTTCCATACTGTTTTAATTGATATATATTATGCAGATGGACGTATTGGTCCCCGAGATAGAAGAAAACATTCCTCTCCCGGCTAACGCTGCCGAAGCTCTGCCGACTCTGACTGCCGAGCAAGAAATAGAGATGCGGGCGAGGACAATTAAGTTGATATCGGATTTAACCGGTACCCCCCTCACCCCTGACGAGGACGACATGAAAGTGGCAAAGGAGATTGCCACCTCTCACTTAAAAGATCCTAAGACACGGATTGATTACAGCAAGTATCCGAACGAAGCGATGGCTTATCTTGCTGGTATGGTCGCGCAGAGTAACTGCGCCATCGTGGAAGACCTTGCAGACCTCAAGCAGTACGTCGTTAATAAGCTCGTTTATGAAGTAGAACACGCCGATAACAGTAAAGTTCGTATCCAAGCCCTTGCCAAACTAGGCGAGATAGACGGGGTTGACGCCTTTAAGAAGCGTAGTGAAGTCACGCATCAGATCAAACCCATCGAAGAGGTGGAAAAAGAGCTGCTTGATGTGCTTGAGAACGTGGAATACGCAGTAATAGAGAGCAAAAATGCCGATTGATTGGAAATTAATGGCGCGTAGCGCTACCGCAGAGGACCGTCTGTCGCATTGCGAGCCGTGCGAGCACAACAAAATGGGGATTTGTAAGCGTTGCGGTTGCATTATTAAGGCAAAAGTCCGGTTTGCGAACCAACGCTGCCCGATTGGGCAGTGGGGAAGAGAGAGTCAGGGGCTTCGTGACCTACTTTCGGACTAAAAATGCAGCAAATTACGCCTGAAAAGCTGTCTACGATTAAATCCGCATTGCCAACAATGTCGGATAAGCAGAAAAGGTACGTGTTAGACCTTTTAAAGCAGTACCAAACGCAGAAAACTCAGGTGTTGGGCAAGGATAACTTCCTCTCCTTTATTAAACACGTGTATCCGGGCTACAAAGTCGGGCCTCATCACGAAAGATTGGGCAAGATTTTCGAGGAAATTGCAGAGGGGAAGAAGAAACGGGTGATCGTGAATATCGCCCCCCGTCACGGTAAGTCAGAGATGATCAGTTACCTCGCTCCGGCGTGGTTCCTTGGCAAATATCCGCATAAAAAGGTAATTATGGCCTCCCATACCGCTGACCTTGCGGTTAATTTCGGTAGAAGAGTGAGAAACCTCGTCGATTCGGACCTTTACCATGACATCTTCCCAAACGTCTCTCTTCAAGCTGACTCGAAATCTGCTTCTCGGTGGGGTACTAACTTTAATGGCGAGTATTTTGCTATTGGTGTTGGGGGTGCTCTCGCTGGTCGTGGTGCCGATTTATTCATTATTGATGATCCTCATTCCGAACAGGATGCGAAGCAGGGAAGAGCCGATGTATTCGAGCCAGCTTGGGAATGGTTCCAGTCAGGACCCGTACAGCGATTGATGCCGGGTGGCGCGATTATCGTCGTGATGACGAGATGGTCGAAGTCGGACTTGACGGGGAAGATTATTGACCACATGACCCGCGAAGA